TCGCAGGTGATTACTGCTCGAAATGAGGCCCGTGCTGAAGCCGAAGAAATGCGTGAGCAGTTCGAAGCTATGCAGCAGGAGATGGATCAGCTTCGGTCGATGGCCAGGCTGTTCGGTCCCGGCAACGAGGCGGAAGCCTTCCAGCCGGATCAGGGCCAGGATGCCGGCGGTGAAATGTCGGACATCCAGCGTCTGCAGAGTCAGATGCACGAGATGATGGTGGTCAATGAGCAGGCCAAGCTCGAGCGGGAGTTGTCTCAGATCGCTGAGGACTACCCCGGTGTGAGCCGTGATATGCTCCTTCAGTCCATCATTAATGATCCCAGCCAGGATCTCCGGTCCCTGGCTTCTGAGTACAGCGAGCAAATCGCTGAAATCGAAGAAGCAGCTATCGCTCGCTTCATTGCCAGCCAGAATGACTCCGAGGATGACGGAGAGGCCGCTGGTGGCGTTCCCCCTGAGGTTGCCGGACGGTCCGGTCGATCTCGCTCTTCGGCTGCCAACAGTGTTGGTCGGCCTAAAAACATGCAAGAGGCCCACGCCGCTCTGGCGGCGATGTTCGGGTCATAACAATAAGGAAATAGACAATGGCTGTCTCTACCCTCACTAGCCTCGATAAGATCCTGAAGGATTTTTATCAGGGTCCCATTCGCGACCAGCTCAACAACGAGATGCTGGTCTTTGAACTCTTCAACAAGAAGAAGGTCAGTTGGACCGGTCGCAAGGCTATCATGCCTGTGCGCATTGGCCGCAACGAATCCGCCGGCTTCCGTGCTGAGGACAACGATCTTCCGACCGCCGACCGTCAGAAGTACGCTGACCTGACCATTCAGGCCAAGTACCTCTACGGCCGTATGGACATCACCGGCCCGACCATCGAGCAAGCCAAGGCCAACGCTGGCGCGTTCGTCAACGCTCTGCAGAGCGAGCTTGATGGCGCCATCGAGAGCGTGAAGAACCAGGGCGACGCGTCCTGCTTCATCGGCGGCGGCAACGTCGGATTCGTGTTCGACCGCTCCGCTGCGGCCGCTACCATGCCGCTGTCCGGCAACCTCGAAGGGTTGCCCCTGGCTGCCGCCACCCCGGTGCCGTGTATCCTCGTTCGTACTGACACCTACGAGGAGATCACTACTGGTGGTGCTGGCGCCCTTCATGTTCGTCAGAGCGTCACCCCCGGTGCTGTTGACTTCACTACGGCCGCTGCCGCTCCCAACACTGTGGACCTTACCGGCCTGGCCAAGGGCGCTGCTGCTACCGTTGTTGTTGCAACTGACCCGTTGTCCACCCCCGCCTACGTCACCACCGACGAGGCCATGGGTATCTACGGCAACCTGCGCGACACCGCCAGTCTTGAGCCTCTTCGGTCCACCATCGAGAGCGTCGAGAACACCATCGCTTCCAGCAACCCTGGTGCTGGTGCCGTCACGGCCCTGGCGACCAAGCGCATGCAGGCCATGCTGGACTCCATCGCTCTGAAGGCTGGAGGTAGCGCACCTGACTGCATGATCGCGAACCACATCTTCCGGCAGGAGTACACCGCCCTGATGTCGTTCACGAGCGTCACCGACAACGCTACTAGCCTGAGCAAGAGCGTTGATGGCGGCGATGCTGGCTTCAACATGGGTTCCCTCAGCTTCAATGGCATCCCGCTCAAGGTGGCTCGCCACTGCGGCAAGGGCCTGCTGATCTTCCTCAGCTTGAAGTCGTGGTCCATCGCTCAGATCACTGAGATTGGCCTGGCGGATCTGGACGGCTCGGTCCTCAGTCGTGTCGCTAACCGCGACGCCTACGAGGCCTTCGTTCGCTACTACTACAACGTGGTCTGCGAGCGTCCGAACCGCAACGGCATCCTCGTCGGCATCAGCTACGCTGGCGTCTAGTGCTTGACCTAGTCACAGCACTGGCCGAGCTTGGACAGGTGGGGCTCCTATTTTGGGGGCTCCACCTGTTCAGGCTGGCGTTTGTCCCGCAAATCGAGGATGATGCTGACGCCGAGTTCTCGGTGTCAAACTTGTACGAGGAGCAGGAGCGATGAGAAACCCTAGCGCCGCCCTCATTGATGCGTTCCGTGCTGACGGCCGAGTCAAGGCCGAAGAGGCGCTGAAGATCGCAGCCAGAAAGCGGGCCGAGGCAAAGGCCGCATCCCAGAAGACGTCTGGGTTGGCTTCTACCGTCGGTAGTCTCCTTGGTGCTGGTGCTGCATTAGCAACTGGTAACCCTGCCCTGGCTGGCGTCGGAGCGTCGCTGGGTGGAGCAGCCGGCGGAATGGTGTCTAAGGCTGTATCTGACATGGGCGAGGCCGGGAAAGCTGAAAGCGAGTACCAGCGGCTGCAGCGTATTTTCGATATGTACTGATAGAATGCGAATAGAGGTGGGATAAATGACTAAGAAGACCAAGAAGAGCGATGCGCTGAAGGCCTGGGAGCGCCGACAGCATCTCTACACCAAGCACGTTGAGCGCAAGCCCATGACCGATAAGGAGCGGGCGGATTACATTATGATCTGCTCTCGTCGAGGAAACTGCGTTCCGGGGCCTAAGCCTGCCGAGTAAGGCCAAGCAATGAAGAGCCCGAAAGCTGAGAAGCTCAAGCAGGCGATCGAGTCATTCAACACCGACCGCACGTCGTATCAGCGTATCTGGGATACGTGCCTCCTGTTCCTGCAGGGGCGCCAGCACGTTGAGGTCGAGGCGAAGTCTGGTGATGTGATCCGCCGAAAGGTGAGGGGTTCATCTGTGACGGTGAACCTCATCCTGAACATGTACCGAAACCTGCAGAGCCGTCTCGAGGTGGCGTACCCAGGCACCACGGTCATCCCGGCATCACCCAGCGCAGAGGATATCATTAAGGCCCAGAGCAGCGAGGCTGCCCTTCAGTACTACTGGCAGGCATCTCGTATGAGTAAGCGGTACAGTGAGTTGGTTGGCTGGTTGCTCAGCACGGGCAACGCTGGGTTTCTGACCCGGTACACCGGCAAGAATATCATCACTGAGACTGTGTCGCCGTACATGCTCTACTTCGAGCCTGGTGTGACGAACCCCGAAGAGTCCAACTGGGTTGGCGTGGCGAAAATCGTCAACCGAGAAGACCTGGCAGAGGCCTACCCCAATCACAAGAAGGTGATTATGCAGGCCGCTGAGATGGACGAAGCGATGCGCCAGAAGCGTCTGCCGTTCATGTCCAGCGAGACCAGGCAACTGAAAGACCGTCTCGAGATCTTCGACGTCTACTTCCGCAACGGTGATCGCAAGATCCTGCTCGACAGCACCTACCTCTTCGAGACGAAATGGGAGGGTGATGTCATGCCGGTGCAGTTCGTTCGATACACCAAGATCCCAGGGCGCCTGTTTGGCATGGGTGCCATCGAGCCCCTCCTAGAACTGCAGGTTAACTACAACAAGACCCGCAGCCAAATCATTGATAACGCAGAGCTTATCGGTAACCCCAAGTGGTTGATCCCGAAGACAGCTGGCGTTAGCGCCAACTCTATCACGTCTCGCAAGGGTGAGAAGGTGTACTACAACCCGGCAGGTGGGGCTCCCACCCCGGTGTCGCCCCCCTCGCTGCCTGGCTTTGTGCTGCAGAACGCTGCTCAGCTTGCATCGGAGATGATGGACGTTAGCGGTATCCATGCCACGTCGCTTGGAAAGCGGGCTGTCGGTGTCACCTCTGGCAAGGCCGTCGAGGCGCTATCCGGTCGTGACATGACCCAGCTTCAGACGACCCAGAACGACATCGAGCGGGCTACCGAGGACCTCGGAAAGACCGTGCTCATCCTGATGCGCAAGTACTACAATGAGCCTCGGATGATGCGCATGATGGACGGTCTGGGTAAAGTCGTCTTCAACTACCTGAAGGCGACTGATCTTGTTGATGATCCTGAGGTATTCATCGAGGCAGGTTCCTTGTTCCGCAACGAGAAGCAGGACCGAGATCAGCGCATCATGGACCTTCTCGAGATGGGCCTGATCGACAAAGAGACCGCCCTCCGGGAGCTCAAGTTCAGCACCGGTAACTCCTTCGTCACCGAGCGTATGCAGTCTATCGCCCATGCCAACGATATTCTCATGGCAGCGGCTGCTGGGGCTCAGGTCGAGGTGTTCCCGACTGATGACCTCAAAGCGTTCCAAGACGTATTCGGTCAGTTCATGCGAAACGCTGAGTACTACGAGCTTCCCTACGAACGCCAGGCGTACATCCGGGACATCTACGCATCGATCATCACCTTCGGTATGCCTGACCCTCAGGCGGCAGAAGAGAACATCAGGCGCACGGTTTTCCCACGAGTCGGGTCGTCGGATAAGGGCGAGGAGCAGATCGAAGCCTCGTACCAGTCTCCTGTGTCGGCCATTCAGGGCGAAGAGGAGTACCGGCGCATGGGGACCATGCAGATCGCTCAGCAGATGGTCGATGAGGTGCCAGAGCGTGGCCTTCGTCGTACCCCGATGGGAGGTGGCGGATGAACACCGGCGAAGTCTACGATCTCTTCCGGTCGATGATCGACGAGCCCGATGATACCTTCCTGAGCGAGTCTCAAGCCCAGTCCATGTGCGACATGGGTTACCGTGAGTTCCGCCAGGTGGTATCGGATACGATGCCGGATGCATACAACACCGTCCTGTCTGTTAGTGTTTCTGGCCGTGAGCACGAGCTTGCTGGGGTCCTTTTCCGGGACGCTCTCGGGGTGGCTACTCACCCGTGCCAGCGCATCATTCGCATTGGCGCCGATGACGGCAGCGGGAACCTAGCATGGTACATGACCCCAGGGCAGAACCCGACCCAGGTTGATAACCTTGAAGTTGATTACTGCCTTGTCGGCACACGCCTTGTGTTCTCGGAAAACACATCGCGAACTATCCGGATCGAGTACGTCCCAGAGACTCATATTTCGCCCGGAGCATGGACAAGTGGCGACCTTACGTTCATCGACACGTTCGACTCACACCATGCGCTGATCGCCCTCTATGCGGCCCGTTACTACATGGTCCGAGATGGCGCCCCGAACAATGCCCTCCTCTCCCTGATGCAGGAGAAGGAGCGTCTGCTCGAGTCGTATCTCGCCGTCGGTCGGGCCACTGATGGTTCCCACTACATTGCTCCTGCCCCTGGCTACAACCTGACAACGGGGTACTGATGGCTGTCGGGGGGATCGAGGTAGAGCTTCTTAGTGGCGGCATCGATGAGACCTCTGCGGCTCGCGGGCCGTGGGTCCAGAACATGTGGATGCCGGACGGTCGCCGAGACTGGGAGGTACGACCTGGCTTCGGCCAGGTGTGCGCATTCGACACGACTATGTCAGCCCAGATGACGTCCCCGGTGAACTGGGGTTACGAGAAGCATCTAGGATCGGTGTGCTTCGTTACCGACTGGGGCAGTACGCAGATCCTGTCTGTTCTCCTGGCTCGGGTTCAGACCGGCAACCAGGGTGGCGCCCAGGGTAGCGTATGGGGACGGTACCTGGCTGTTTCTATCTTCGATGTTGATAGCCGTAAGCGGCGTGAGGAGATCCTCCACACGCACACCTCGCAGCTTGACGGTGTTAGCATGCCCGTCCGCAAAGGGTGCTACGAGACCAACGCTAGTGTCGATAGGCAAAAGTTCATTGGCGCTACGTCCGAGGACTTCTCATTCCATGTTCACGACGGGGCTGTGTACATCAACAGTAAGGCTACTGGGCTCCTTGTCTACTTGCCGGCAGACTTCCGTGAGACGAACGTGTCTGCCGCTCTGGATGTTGCCAACCGGCCCAACTGGTATCAGCCCATGAGCGAGTCTTCGCTCATCATCCCGCTGACCCCCGCTAACGGTATTGCTCCGGAAAGCTACAACTACCGCAACGCATCGGAGATCCCGGCTGTCGTTGATATGGCCACGCTGCAGAACAGGATGGTGCTAGCTTCGGAGGGCGAGCTTTACTTCTCGGACCCCGGAATGCCCAATGCCTACGCCTCGAGAAACTTCGTTGTTGCTCCCACCACGGATCCCATCGTCGCCATCGAGGAGATCAACGACAACCTGCTGGTGTTCACGGAGTCAAAGACGTTCTTGTACCAGCCCTCGGTTGGAGAGCTGGCATCCGACGGTAGGTTCATCACGGCCAGTTCGAGCACTGGGTGCTCATCTCGGGAGTCTGTGGTGTCCGTTGGGGCATCGGTGTTCTGGTGCGCCAGCGACGGTATACACACAACGACCAACGGCATGTCGGTCAATGAGGTCAGCTCGTCGATACGAGGTTTCTTCACTGACAGCGTGACGACACCTCTTTCTCACTACCTCACAGCTAGTGGCGTGGCAGATCCCCTGACCGAAGACATGCCAAAGACTGTCTACCGGTATGATGCGGGTGACCCCGTCTCGATCATGTATGACAGTCAGTCAGGAGCCCTCCTGGCAAGTTTTCCGGAGTCCGGCTGCGTCTGGTGCTTAACCCAGGGGCAGTGGTCCATGTGGATTACGTCGTCATGCGCCGCTCAGGAGGTCGGCATACCGATCGTTCGAGACGTGTCGAACATCAAGAGCCCGGTGTGCCTAACCAACGGGCGTGGCGACATCTTCTGCGTTGGCAGCATCGACGAGGAGCAGTTCAACGACGCTGACACGGGAAACTCCTCCAAATCGCTTAGCTACTACATCACGGAGCTAGGCCGAGGCGGTGCGTTAGACCGGTCCACCGGATCTGACGATGGTGAGGATCAGCGCATCGTGACTAGCTCCTACAAGGTGCGGTCAGCCGTCGGTGACCGGTACATATACATGCACAAGCCAGAGCTTGACCCGATTACCGGTGAGTACTTCATGCTGGTTGAGGTGGCCCCTGACGCTGTCATCACGTCGGTTGACCTTGTGTTCAACATCAACACCCACTGGGACATCCGAAACACCGGCGGTAACATCGATATGTGCTTGCCCCCGGAAAGGCAGGCAAGCTCGGCTGGGTACGGAGCCACAATCGCTGCGGGGACTGCTACTATCTCCTATGCCGGTGTTGCCCTCAATGCCCCCATTGGAGGCCGCAGCCCTTATTTCGTCATTCGCTGGATCGAGAACCATTCCCACCACACCAGCATCGGCATGATTACGAGCTTTATTGACGCTAAAATTAATGGGTTAGATGCTGAGGTGTACTACTGGCACGGCCACATCGGACCAGGCGACGACGAAAACGTCAAGGCTCAGGCTGTCGATTGGGCATACAAGTCGGCACAGGTCGGCGAGGATGGCGTCGGTCAAACCAGGGCGCGCGGCGTGTTTACCCGGATGCTTAGCCACGGGTCGGCCGCCAACAAGTTGGCGCCGAACTGGATCTGGGGTGTGTACAACACCTTGAGCGCAGGCGATTGGAAGGGGTGGTCATCTCAGGTTGTTGACTACGATAACGACGCCATCGACAAGGTAGCAGACAAGCTGACGGTGCGGTCTCGATTCAAGAGCTCCGCTGGCGTCCTGTCGAAGCGCACGTTCAACAACGCGGCCAAGTTCGGTGAGTACCTCATCGATGATGAGGAGTACGACACGATCTCAACGTCTGACAGCACGCGAGGGGAGCATGTTACCTACATGCTATTTGGGTTCATGCGTAACCGGGCCGAGCGCATGGTGATTTCCAGCGCCAAGCTGCTCCTCAGGGGCAACCAGGGTGGCCGACGGAGGACCGGACGGTGAGCCTGCTGCGTGCTGTATGGGATCGCTCTGAGACCAGGGAGGAGGTCAGGAATAAGACCTCCATGGAGGTGTACCTCGGCGCCATCCGGCGTCTTGGGCGCAGCGTGGTGATGCCTGGGTCTCAGATTAAACAGGATGAGAAGATCGATGCAGGGGCATTCGTTCTGATGGGTGAGTACGGCGGCATGAAAGCATCAGCAGACAGGTCGTTTGTTGTTTTCTCCCCAGGATCCACAGTGACGAAGCAAGTTGAAGTCACAGGAAAACTTGTTTTGAACGGGGCTAACCTAAAGTGCGAAGGCGACAGCCCGGCAGTCGTCGTGAAGAGCGGTGGTTACCTGATCGCAAGGGGTTGCCACATCAGCAAGGACGACAACGAGCAGTCGGCTTTATCGACCTACATCCTTATTGAGGATGGTGGCTTTGCTATGATCGAAGGTTGCATGTTCCATGGAGTACAGTCCGGTGTCGGGTCCCTCGTCAGGAATGACAATGCTGCAGTTCCTCCTGGCCCTGGGCGTGTTGCTGTTGCTGGCTGCGTTAACGCAAGTGACGTGACGACAACTCCGTTTGTGAACATGTCTTACGCACAGTACGTTCCGTCGTAGGGGGAGCCATGAGCACCAGGCGGGTAACAAAGCAGCAGTTCGCTGACGGGACGACCATCGATGGCAACCGCATCGAGGTGGCCCTCCGAGACATTGAAGAGATCGCCGACCGGGTCCCTGCTGGGCTTATCGCTAACCGCTTCACGCAGACTCAGATTTCCATGGGGTTCCAGCCAGTGCTCAGCGGTGCAGCCAACTGGAAGCAGCCGTGGATGACATTCCAGAACAGCATTGCATCCGAAGCGGAAAACACTTTCCGGGTCAAAGGGTCCGGTGCTGTCACGCATGCGAATCCTTACGACGTCAGCGACTGGAGCCTGTGGGAAGTCTCACTTCAGCGTAGTCACCCCGTTATTCTGGACAGCTTCGACTTATTCATGGTGCAGGATCCTGGCGGGTCAGGTGGCCAGGCTTACTACATGCCTGGCGGATCACCGTCTCCGTACATCCCTCCCAATGTCCGGGACCTCCAGATGTTCGTGCTTGTCGATAACCCTTTCCTCCCAGAGGATCGGGCTCAGGCGTCGATGGTGGTACACAAGGCTGACTTCGACTCTGACGCCTGGCTGTTCACGCCTAACCCGTCGGCGCCGGTTGTTTCGGATATGCTCCCACCGCACCCTGGTGGGTCTATTTCTGGTTGGTCTGTCCGTATCAGCAACCTTCGGGTGCCTCTTGCTCCTTACTCCAGAGTTCGGTTTGTTATCGCAATCCCGCAGTACGACTCGCCTGGCCCAGGTCAGACTAACTGGGGACTGCAGCCGTGGAGAACATTCGCCCCGAGCGCCTCTGTAACCCTTCTGGAGCCCAACACCGATGGCTAAGATCGGATTCCGCAGGCTAAGTCGCGGGGTGAAGTTCCTTATTGAGCACTTCTATACCCAGATCGACAAGGCGCTCAGTCGATTCACCGAGGCCCAGGTGCTGCCCGAGGACATGGAGCAGGGGTACTCAAGGTTCTCTATCGACTTCTCGTGGGGGTCGATTCAGACCGACCTAGGTGAAAGTGGTCTTGGCTCGGCGGCGTTTACGCTTCCTCCGCCCCAAGAGCGATTCCAGCCTGATGGTGTGACGTCCTTGTATGATGCGGTGTATACGCTCGAGTCCGTTTGCGCCTCGTTCGACCAGCGGGCGGAAGCAGCGGCCATCGAAGCTGACGGGGATCTGTCTTTCGACGAGAAGGACAACGTTGCCATCAAGATCGACATCTGGAAGCGTCGCATGGTTACCTTCGGCGGCACGTCGGACATGAACGATGCGTCTCTGGTGCTGTCGCTAGAACTTCCCAACCTAGGGTTTCTAGCCGACAAAAGTGGGTTGCGAACGAACCCTCAGGTCCTGACCGGAATGTCTGAGGTGTTCGATCCGTATAGCTCGTATGTCCTCGTTGTGACTGCCCCGTTCGCTCCGTCTTCAGTTCTCCTGGATGCTCCTAACCTGCTGGTTTCGCTTAACTTTAAAGCTCCGATTATTGAGGTAGATAAGGCTGATGATGTCCTTCATCACAAGGTTCAGAACATGCCTCAAGTTCCGGACCTCCCGGCAGGAGCCCAGTACGGCGCAACATACACGTCGCCAGTATCGGCCGACACGCCTGCTGCCGATGCCCTCATCGTTGCGGACTCAGTGCCTGGTGACAGTGGTATCCAGGGTAGCATCGAGCTTGTCGATAACGCCATCAAATCAGGACTGAACGCTGGGCGGTCGATGTTCTCAAGGCGCTTCGGCGCCGAGGGGCTGATGTACCAGGCCGGGTACGACGTCATCGCTGTCCCGATGTGGGGCAACGGGTGGTTTGTTTCTGGCGCCACAGCGAGCGGTGATCTTCCCTATGTTGGGATAGGCCCTGGGACTGACCCAACATGCGACCGTCGCATCATCCCCATCAAGTTCCCGTTCGTCGTTCATCACGTCATGGCGTACTACAACTATGGTTGGAACCGGGTCACTGCGGCGTCCTTCGAGCAGCAGGTCGGGGTAGGCATCGGCACCGGTGAGCGATCAGACAGCTACTCGTACAGGCAGGTTGCTCATGCAACGTGGACGGGTACGTCTTACGGGGCCAACGTAATTGATAGGTTTACAGGCCCAGATGTCTACGCTGCCGCAGGTGTAGGCGGGGATATCCTAAACATCCCATTGGTTCACGACGCTACTGTGACTGGTGTTGGGTATGACGCTAGCGTGAGCCCGGCACTTGCCGACCAGGGGCCACCATTCTACGTCGGTAAGACCAACAGCCAGGATGCAGTGCGCTCCCCAGCAGCAAACACACCGGGTGGCGCCTTCGTCGCTATGCCGTCGATTGACGGACGTGAACAGTTTCTCGAGGTTAGGTGGTCGATGCACGACCCAGTTCTTGGTATGTACGGCCAGGCCGCAGGCGAAACAGCTATAGGACGCGGTGGTCATTGGGTGTACATCATCGGCAAGAAGCACCTTTGTTGATTAGGGGGAGACAATGAGCGAAAAAACCTTCGGGTCACCTGTCGAGCGACGTAGGCGGAAGGGACCTACCCGGCGCACCGATATCGAAGCGGCGCAGGCTGAGGAGGCTCGCCTTCGTGAGGCCGCCCTAGGACGACTCCGGTCTGCGGAAGAGCGGATCGCCGGTGAGGCTCAGACCCTGGAGGGTCGCCTGCGTGCCGAGCAGGGCCGAGCGTTCTCCGCTGCTGTCGGCCGTCGCGCCGGTCGCGCCATGGGTGGTGGAGCACTAGCAGCTCTGTCTGGCACCCAGGCTGACCTGTCCCGCCAGGCCGCTGAGGCCCGCTCTGCGCTTGACGCTCGCGCTGACCAGGCAGCCATGGACCGCATCCAGTTCGAGCGCGAGACCATGAAGACCAGTGAACAGATGACTGCGGATGCTACGGCTGCCAGGTCTGAGGTAAACTCGCTGGCTGACGAGCACACGTCGTGGGGGTTCCTGAACAAGGGTGATTTCCGTGCTGCCATCAAGCAATACCTGTTCGATAACGGTATCCCCGAGGGGTCGCCAGCGTACCGTGCGGCTATTGACCAGGGCGAGGAGATCATCCGCAAGAAGACGCTGACGAGCTAGGAGCTAGGAATGGGCCGTATCATCTTCGACTCCAGAGCGTTCGCCCCAGGCGCCGTGAAGCAGCGCACGTTCCCAGATCAGTCCGGGGGCGGGCTAAAGAGCCAGTGGTTGTCACCCAGCGGGGTGCAGACCATGGTTGGGCTTGCTGGTATTCTCGGTAAGATGAAGCTGCCCCGAGGCCTTGGGCCAGGCGGTGTGGATGCTGAGGGGGAGGCCCTTCGTGCTGCCGCTGAGGCCCGAGCTGGGGCCAAGGCTGGGATGCAAGGTGAGGTTGCGCAGGCGCAGCAGGCCGTCGAGGCCCAGCGTGCTATGGATCGTCCGGCTCTCGAGCAGGCCCAAGAGGGCATGGGCGAGGAGTTCACCGAAAGTCTCCAGAATGAGGCCAGGCGCCGGGCTGTCGGCGAGGCTAACGCCATCCTAAACCGAAGCGATGACCCTGAGGATCGCCGTCGGGCTGCGGACATTCTCATGCAGGTAGGGGAAAGGCAACTTGCCACCCAGGCCCTCATGCCTGCAGCCAGCCGCCAGGAGCGTCGCCGTGAGATGGAGACCATTACGGAGGCCGACAGGCTGAAGCGTCGTGGTGAGCAGGCCGCTGGCTTCCCAGCTCACAAGGGGCCGAACGACTGGCTCCCGGAGCACGACCTTAGTTACAGCGAGTTGGGGCGTCAGGCTAAGCAGGCAGCAGGCCTCATCAGCCCTGAGGCGGACGCTGAGTTGCTGGATGATATCACGAATCGGGCTAAGCGTACCGCTGGAGCCTGGGGGGACCGTCCTGCTGGGAATATTCCGTACCCCCCCATCGCTGAACCCGTGGCGTTCAAGTTCCAGGGCCTGACCAACGAGGACCTTAAGTCCGGATCAGACCGCCTGAAGAACCTCACCAGGGCTCAGCTTCGGGACGTGATGTTTAAGTGGAAGTCGGCCTCCGGGAAGCCTGCCATCATGATGGAGATGGCTAAGACCGGTGCTGACACCTCAGAAGCCAACATGTTCGAGGAGCTTCTGCACCGCGAGATCAGGCAGCGGGCTCGCCAGGATGTGTCGCCGGACCAGTTGGCTATCTCCCGACCGTCATACGACATCGAGGAGGCCCGAGGCGCCGAGTTGGATCTTGTTGGCAAGGAGGCCGCCGATGAGTTCTTGGCCCAAAAGCGAAGCGAGGACCCCTACTACGGGATGTCCCCTGGTGATGCCATCGACAAGATCATGGAGGATGCACCGAACGCTAAGTCGGAAAAGGAGCAAGCCAAGCTCAAGTCCCTCCTGGCCCGTTACACTGCCCGCAACAAGCGCACGTTCTCGGACCTGTTCTTCGATTCATCCCAGGCTCGCCTAACCAGAAACACTGCGCAGCTTGATAGGCTTATGCCAGAGCCGACCAAGGAGCTTAGCGAGCTTGAGCAGCTTCGCCTGGATCGAGCCATCAAGTTCGAGAAATGGCTGGATGATAAGGGGGTATCCCCGGAGGCGCTTAAGGTTAAGAAGCTCATGGGGGAGGTCAGCAAAGCGAACAGGGCAGCCAGGTCTGCTGGCGGTGGCGGACTCAGTGTCAAGCAGCGCCTGAAATACGGAGCCGAGGCCTTCGACCACCTCATCAAGGGGGTGGACATGGAGCTTAACGTCGCCACTGAGCGGGAACTAGCCAAGCTCAACAAGGGCGACCGTGATAACATCATGGGCCGACTGCAGGACCTGGCCGGCAAAGATAAGGCAGCGGAACTTGACGCCATCGGCAAAGAGCAGGGCGGTAAGTTCAAAGCCTTTGCTGACGCCATGAAGGCTGCTGACAAGCGGAAGCGGAAACTAGAGAACGACACCGCCCTGTACAAGGCTAGGATTGCTGCCGGGAACGATAAAGGAGCGATGGAGATCCTCGGGGATAACGTACTTGCTGCTCAGCGCGGCATCGTGGACGCAACCGTCCCTGACATCTCAGGCACTGATGACGATGCCTTCTCGGAGTCGTTCCTCCGTGACGTGCTTAAACTAGAGGAGGGTGGACGTCCCGACGCTGGAGCGGGTCCGGCGGGTTCTCCGCCTCCTAATGCTTACCCCGGTGATGATCCGGCTTTATCCGCCTTGGTGCTCAAGTAATGCCCGAACCAAAGGAAACTGAAGGCCTGATCGATATCGGCACCTTTGGTGCTGATAATCCCGACACTGCTCTTGATGAGGTTATCGAGGGTACGGGTGATGTGCTTAGCACGGCGGCAGGCCTTCCAGCTGCTGCTGCTGGTGCTGTTGCCGGCGGTATCACTGGTTTGGTTGAGGGGGCTATCGGCGCTGTTGGCGGTGAGACCTTCGGCGGTGAGGCCTATGCCGACAGCATGCGTCGCTTTGAGGAGATGTATGCCGAGCGGGCTGGGACATCGACGTACAAGAACACCATCGCAGACGCTCAGGATGTCTTCAGTTCCCCGATCATCATGCTGAACTCGCTGTGGCAGGCCGCTGCTGACGAAGATCCGCTTTCGGCTGGGTACGAGACCGCTAATGTCATGGGCGAGGACGCCATCATGGGCCTCCGGTGGACTGCCGAAAACCCAGTCAAGGCCATGCATGCATTCCCTGTCAGCACGCTCATGATGCTGAACGCTGCGGCTAAGGGTGTTCGAAGGACTGGGGCCAAGGCCCGCAAGATCGATGCGATCGCTGAGGCCACCGAGCCCTTGGCATCCAAAGTGCGCGCTGTGATGGACACCGAGATCCCAGGTGTCATGTCGAGGAAGCCGAAAGAGGTTGGTCTCGATAGGGTCCCTGGCACGATCTACACTAAAGCCATCGGCGATGAGGGTATGACCATCGGCGAGGCGATGACGTATGCCGGCCAAGGCGCAGCAGCAGGAGCTCTTGTTGGTGTCCCTGAATGGGGAGCCATGACCATGCTAGGCGGGAAGGCTTTGGCTGGGCACCTGGCCAGCAAAGGTGGAGCGTCGGCTCGTGTTGTCGGCGGTGTAGGCCGCGTCCTTCGCCACACCTCATCTCAGGCAAGGGTGTCGGACGAGGTCGCTGTGCGAAGCATGATGCAGCACGGGGCGGCAGCATCGGCAGCCATGGATAACGTGACGTCTTCGGTGGTTGATGCCCTCAAGAACGGTGTTGATCTCACCCCGGAGAACATGGAGGCGATCTCACGCTCCAGCGGTCTGGCGGACATCGTTGAGATGCCGTCCACATTCTCCTACTTCGACTACGATGGCTCGGTGGTTCATGCGTCGAAAGACATCCTCCCCCCCTCGTACCGCGAGCGCAGGCGTAGCAAGGCCAGGTTCCGTCTTGATGATAAGGCTGTTGCTGCTCTGGATGACCTAGACCAACACCTCCGTGAGAACGCCTCGCCTGACATGGCTGGGAACACGGTCATGCTGATCGAGGACCTG